TCGTGCGCAAGATATTCTTGCAATGATTCGTAATCGTCAAAAAGCGTAAAGTAAAACACGGCTCCCGGTTCTGTTCCTATAAGGTCCCCCGGGAGTTTTCTATTTAGGAGAAACTCAAAATGAACGAACGAATTAAAAAACTTGCAGTACAGGCTGAAAAAACTGTAAAGTCTCAATATCCCAATGATGAGATGAACGTTGGGGTTGCCAGAATGATGACTGTGTTCGCCGAGTTGATTGTACGGGAATGTGCCGGCCGGGTAGACAATATTTTGCGTGAGAAGAAAGATGGCGGCGGTACTATGGGTGATGATATTAGAGAACATTTCGGAGTTGAAGAATGAACTTGAAAGGCCCTAGAGCTGAAGCAATAGCTAAGGGTGAGCTTACTTATTTTACAGGTAAGCCTTGTAAGCACGGACATTTATCTCCTAGACAGACATCTAATAGTATTTGTATCCAATGCGGCAAAGAGATTTATATGCCAAAGGATAGAGAAAATTATAGATATAAAAATACATTCTACAGGCAATTTTTGACTAGAAAACAAGTCGCAATCCGTAATAATATTCCATTTACTATTGAATTTTCACAAATAGAACAGCCTACACATTGCCCTATATTAGGATCTGTGTTAAACTACGGTTGGAGTGGGGAAGGACGACGAGATAACAATAAAGCTACAATTGATAAAGTAATTCCAGAATTAGGGTATGTTCCTGGGAATGTTTATGTTATTAGTTGGAGAGCTAACAAATTAAAAAGCGACGTGTCTCTAGTAGAATTAGAAAAAATTATGAAATATATAAAGGAAAAAACAAATGGCAACTAAGGCTTTTGATCTAAGTAAATTTAGAAAGACCTTGACCAAGAGTATTGACGGTCTAGGCATTGGATTTAATGACCCAACTGATTGGGTAAGCACAGGTAACTTTGCTTTAAATTATCTAATCTCAGGTGACTTTAACAAAGGTATTCCTTTGGGCAAGGTTACAGTATTTGCTGGCGAGTCAGGCGCTGGTAAGTCATATATTTGTTCTGGTAACATTGTTAAGAACGCACAAGAGCAAGGCATTTATGTTATTCTTGTAGACAGTGAAAATGCGTTAGATGAAAAATGGTTACACGCACTAGGTGTAGATACTAGTGAAGAAAAACTTCTCAAGTTGAACATGGCTATGATTGATGACGTGGCAAAAACAATCCACGAATTCATGACCGAATACAAAGCTATGGAACAACGTCCTAAGGTTTTATTTGTCATAGACTCATTGGGTATGTTGCTTACCCCTACCGACATTAATCAGTTTGAAGCTGGTGATTTGAAGGGAGACATGGGTCGTAAACCTAAAGCATTAACCGCATTAGTTCGTAACTGTGTAAACATGTTTGGTAACTATAACGTAGGTATGGTTTGTACAAATCACACATACGCAAGTCAAGATATGTTTGATCCAGATGACAAAATTTCAGGCGGGCAAGGATTTGTTTACGCAAGTTCTATTGTTGTTGCTATGAAAAAGCTCAAGTTAAAAGAAGACGAAGACGGTAATAAAGTTTCAGAAGTCAACGGTATTCGTGCCGCTTGTAAGATTATGAAAACTCGTTATGCAAAGCCTTTTGAAACATTACAAGTTAAGATTCCATACGAAACAGGTATGAATCCTTACAGTGGTCTAGTTGACTTGTGCGAAAAAGCCGGCTTGTTAAAACAAGAAGGCAATAGACTCAAGTGGGTTGATCCAGAGACAGGTGAAGAGTTCAAATTCTACCGAAAAGAATGGAAAGATGATAAATTAGATATGTTAATGAGTAAATTTCATATTAAAACCTTAACAGAAACCATTCCTGAGGAGAAAGAAGACGATGTTGAATGAAACACAAATTGGTGATATCTGGGTACTATTTGCTGACTACATTGATAAGAAACAATTAGAAACTGTAGCAGAACGTTACGTGGATTTGCTAGCAGACTTTGGAACTACTGACAGAATTTTACAGGGTTCCATGGGTGTTGACAGTACTTTAGATTCAGCTATTGAATATTATCTTGACGAAGAAGATGACGATGCTGATGATGTTGACGAATTGGAGTTTTAATGGGTTGGTATTCTGATGTTGCAAAAGATATTTCTAACATTCCCGATGCCGCGGAATATTTTGAAGCTGAATTACTAGAAGCTAAAAAAGAATGTCGTGTCGTTGGTAATGTTGAGAAGGCCGCGGCCGCAATGCCCGGAGTAGTTGAACATAGGTTTGGTCAATTACAAGAAATTGAAGCTATATTAGAATATCTTAACATTGAATTGCGTCGTTTAAAAAGTAGCCATTTTCGTAAGTACTTAGAAAACTATCAACGTGCTCTTAGTAGTCGAGATTGTGAAAAATTTTGTGAAGGAGAAGCAGATGTTGTTGACTTTGAAAAAATTATCAACGAATTTGCCCTCCTACGCAACAAGTGGTTAGGTATTACCAAGGCACTTGACCAAAAACAATGGATGCTAACTAATATTGTTAAACTTCGTGTAGCAGGTATGGAAGACGCAACCTTATAATCAATTTCGCCAAAAATAACCCCATAGGTCTTAAATATTTTAAGGCCTATTTTTTTCTAAAAGGTTGCTTTAATGAATATGTTAGCGTATACTTACTAATATGAAAACTGTTGATAAACTATTAATTTCTATCACAACTGAGCATAAAGATTATGTCAAGGCATCACTGCCTAAAAAAGAATTTGACATACTAATCAATCTTTCGATATCAATTAATAATCATTTTTTCATAACCGAAAACCAAGGTCGTCTTTTAATCAAAATTCTTCGAGAAAATCAGAAAAAAATACCAGACCTTGCGGTTGAAATAAACGAAGTGATATCAACACCTACTTGGTCAAAACCATTTCGACAAGTGGAACAGGTGAGAAAATTTTATGTAGGGACCGATGAAAACAAAGATTCTCGATTATGCATAGATATGACATTTTCTCAAGAAATTCGGAAAGTGTTGGCAGAACTTGAAAAATCTCTAGACCACTTGACTATGACAATAAATGGAAAAAAGTGGACTGCTGACTATACTGAAAAAAATATAGTGAAGTTAGTAGAAGCGTTGACCCCGTTAAATTTTGAAATTGACGAAATACTAAAAAACCACTATTTTACCATAAAATCTTGGTCAGAAAATGAGGTCAAAAATCAGTTTGTAATTACCAACATTGAGCATAAGAACTTTATAAAACACATAGTTGATGATTTAGGTACTGAAACACCGATAGATCAAAACATCATTAATGATAGAAGCATACGGTATCAATATTTCACAGAAAATCCAACAAATTTCGGTGAAAATTTACCTGAAATTATCGCCAACAGAAACAAGTCGAGAGTTTGGGTCGATAAAAATCAGCATGACGTGTCTGAAGTTATTAACAGTTTATGCCAACTAAAACGATTGCCTATGCTGATAGTATTTGACTCTATAGTCAATAACAAATATTTTGAAAATTTGCAAATTTTGTCAGACGCCCTGGAAAAAAATGGAATTTTTGAAAAAATTGGAGTTTACTTTAGATTGCCTAATGATGACACTGGTAAGAAATTTAATCAATTTATTGCCACAAAAGAATACAATTATCAACTAGTCGGTGACACAAATGTAGCTGTTGTTATGAGTGGAAAATTACCAAAATTTTTCCTGAAAACCGACTGGAAGCCTATGAGTGTTATTGCTTTTGATACCCGTATGGGTTTACGTCACGGTAAAACGGCTGTATACTCTAACTGTTGCGATTGTATAGTTGAGTGGTCAGATGAACCACCTTTGATCGAACAAAGGATAATAAAAGCATGGCGGTAAGATTAGTAATAAAAGACGAAGTTAACATAAAAATTGAAAACTTGCCTTTAGAAGCTCGCAAGAAATTAGTTGCGAATTTTAAATATGAGGATCCGACTGCACGGCATCGTCCTGCATACAAACTTGGACGTTGGGACGGAAAAGTATCTATGTTTGGTCTAGGTGGCAATGGATATTTAAGCCAATTGGAAAAGGTACTTGAGATACTGTATAACATGCACATCGATGTAGAAGAAGTAGATGATTTACGCACAACTCCAAAAATTGAATTCACTCCTGTAACTGAAACCTACTGGGCAGATCAAGGTAAAGTGTGGCCAAAAGGCCATCAACAAGAAGGTCAACCTATCATGTTACGGGATTATCAAGTACAGGCAATCAACACATTTTTAACCAATACACAGGCGTTACAAGAAATTGCTACAGGTGCAGGTAAAACAATTACAACTGCAACATTAAGCCAACTTGCTGAAAAATACGGTCGCACAATCACTATTGTACCAAACAAAAGTCTAGTAGAACAGACAGAGGAAGATTTTATAGCAGTTGGTTTAGATGTCGGCGTTTATTACGGAGATCGCAAGGATCTTAATAAAACACATACTATTTGCACTTGGCAAAGTCTAAACATATTTGACAAAAAAAGTAAAAATCACGAATATGATATTATCAGTTTAGCTGAATTTTTAGATGGCGTTAAATGTGTAATTGTTGACGAAGTTCATATGGCCAAAGCTGAAGTTCTTAAGAATTTACTCACACAAAATTTGTGTAATGCACCTATACGTTGGGGGTTAACTGGTACCGTACCAAAAGGCGATTTTGAAGCACAACCTATTTTTGCCAGCCTTGGGCCAGTGGTTGGTGGAATCAAAGCACACGAATTGCAAGAAAAAGGTGTGCTGTCGGATTGTCATGTTAATGTAGTTCAAATGATCGATCTACCTGAATTTAAAGCATATCAAGAAGAACTAAAATATCTTGTCACTGACGATGACAGGATGATCTATATCTCAAAATTAATTAAAAAAATCTCACTATCAGGCAACACATTGGTTCTAGTTAATAGAATCGACTCAGGCAAATTTATAATAAACGAAATACCAGATGCTGTGTTTGTATCAGGTGAAGTAAAAACTAAGGACCGTAAAGAAGAATATGATGAGATTAAAACTAGCGATAATAAAATTATTGTCGCAACCTATGGCGTCGCGGCTGTCGGTATTAATATTCCTCGCATCTTTAACTTGGTATTGCTTGAGCCTGGCAAGTCGTTTGTACGTGTTATTCAATCAATAGGACGTGGCATTCGTAAAGCAGACGACAAAGATTTTGTACAAATCTGGGACATTACCAGTACCTGTAAGTTTGCAAAACGGCATCTCACAGAAAGGAAGAAATTTTACAAGGAAGCCAAATATCCATTTACTTTAGAAAAAGTGGATTGGCAAAAATAAGAAATTATGCAGATATTAACATTAGACAACGAAACATTTTCATTAAATAATTTACCCGAAGAAGTAGACGAAAATACTAGATTTGCGGTATTAGATAACAGTGATCCTAAGGAACCAGATTTCATGTTTATGCCGTTGATCTTTTTAGAAAGCTTCAATGCTCCAGCAATGGTCCTAAGGATTGGCAATGATGAAGTTACTATGCCAATTGATTGGTCAATCGCTGTAGGTGATAGCTCTAGCGGATGTGATATAGAAATATTACCTCTAACTAGCCTAAACGATAGAGGATTTGAAGCATTATGTTTTAATCCACTGAGCAGTTTCAGAGTAGAGTTTAAGAAGATAGAAATTGTAAATTTTTATAATGACGTTAAATGGTACTTCCCAAAGATGAAAAACGGGCAGTTACTAGCTACTCCGACTCGAGGAGGTGCAAAACCAGATTGTGTTTATTTTGTTAAAGAAATATCAAGACAAAACGAAATTATTTTATTGGATAAATTACTATGACCTTAAAAGTAGCCTATTTTCAACCTATATTATTAGCTATAGACAACGTACCACCTGTAGAATTTAGTAAAATTTACAGTCTTGCAGAGTCGTTGCACAGCCGACCTGAATTAAATGATGAAGGAAATCCATCTATCAGTATTCGGGGCGGACAACAGATACAAGTGTACCCTAATCAACTAGGCATAGATGTTAATTGGTTAGTTAGTTGGCTAGAGTCAATTTGCCAAGGTTACATGGAACTAGTATCACAACAAAGCGGCACTGAAGAACTAAAATATTGCAAGCCTGTTGTAACCAGCATCTGGACCATACGGCAACACGATGG